CAGTTTAGAGACACTAGACATGATGTTGCAATGACTGTATTTAAGTTGGAAAGAGGTGTAGATGAATAGTTTCTATGGTGATAAAACCAGATGGTTTATCGGAACAGTTATTGATGGCACGCCTCCGTTTGGATATGAGGGTAGAGTACGTGTGCGTATACATGGAGTACACAATCCAACCACTAGGGAAGTAGCACAGAATGACTTGCCGTGGGCACAATGTGTCTTGCCAACTACCGAAGGTGGTGTGTCTGGTATTGGTACGTCTCCGGATTTAAAAGCAGGTGCGTTAGTCTTTGGTATGTTCATGGATGGACAAGAGTCTCAAGTACCTCTAGTATTGGGATCACTTCCACGTACAGAATATCCCACCCCCCTACAACAAAGCATTGCATATGATGATTTAGCAGATAGAGTCGATCCAGATCAAGAGTTTTACAATCAGTCTATCTCAACATTAGATGAAGAGAACGAAGCAATCAAAAATAAATACCGTAACGAAGACGGGCCTTTGGACACTAAAACCGTTGAGTTACGTAGAGATCTTGCGGTAAAGTTCTTTTTATCAAACGGTTACACTATAAAACAAGCAACTGCATTGACTGGTGCAATATCTAAGAACAATAGTGGGTTTGACACAGTTCAAGAAAAAGAGGGTAATATGGGATTGATGGGATGGAACGGAGTACGTTTCACCCGATTAAAGCAGTTTAACAACGAATGGTTTACATACACAACCCAATTAGCATTTATATTATACGAACTAAATACATCACATACAGAAGCAAACATTCGTATACTTAACTCAGATATCATTGATAAGAGTAAAGGTAAGGCACTAGGTGATATTATAGGTAGGCACTATGCACCGATCTTAGGTGACTACAATGACGAAGTGTTAAGAATATACGAACTGTACGCAAACAAGAAGGTATAAGATGTCTCAATTATCAACAATAAATGCAAAACTAATCAGTAACACTAAGGCAACGTCCTACTCAGTTGATATTGATAAGAAAGTTGAACAAATTAATGACGCACTTGTTGTTAACAAAACAACAGTATTAGGTCAAGACGTTGGTCAAACAGTAAATGGTATAAAGAGTTTAGACAACCTTGCCGGTACAGTAAGTGGTGCAGTATCTACTGCTGACAACATGGTACAATGTTTACCTAGCAACACATCATACCCATCAACGGACACCAAATCATTTTCGATTGGGATATCTGCCGGTACTGGAAGTGTAGTAGAGACAGTGACTTTGGGAATGGATTTAGTATTTGATAGTGCTAATGATCTTGTAGGACATGACAGTGCTAATGGTGTTAATACTATTTCTGCTACCATATCAATGGCAGGTACGGGTGTGGCACAGTCACTCGACAGTTTAACTACATCACTCACAGGTATTGTACCACCAGTCGAACCAATTACTATTGTATCACTTGGTGGTGGTGCATTAGATGAGATTGCAGGTGCCATAGAAGTGGCATCCGAAAGAAAGTCAAGTTTATTATCAGAGATCTCCGCAGTTGCAAGTGCCTCTACTAAACAAGATCAAGGTGGATCTACTGGACTGGGTTCAGAACTGACTTCTGCCATGAACGATGTAACATCTAAGATGGATGAAGTACAAAGTAAAGCAAACAGTGGAGCATTACTGGATGAAGTCGCAGGTGCTGTAAGTGCAGTAGAAGGTATTGGTGATACAGTAGCACAAGCAAGTGCCACTGCCACTAATAGTCTTTCCGGAGCAATAGGATCTACATTAAGTCAAGTAACGGATGCTATCGGAGATGGACTATCTGGGGTAGTTGAAGGATTAGGAAATGCTGTAGGTGACCTAGTAAGTAATGTCACATCTGGTATAGAATCGGAACTAGGTAATTTATCTAACCTGTTCGAAGAATTGACTGGTAATGTAGGAAACCAATTACAAGGACTATTCGGAAATCTTGTACCTCTTGACAATAGTTTAATAAGTAGTATAATGTCAGACGTAATGACTGGTGGTGACATCAACTTAACACGTGCCACTAAAACATTACTTGGTGCAGATAGAAATACTTCACCAAAACTCCAAAAGATTATTAGGGAGTCAACTGCCGAATCACCTGCTGAATTAACCACAGATGTTGTAACAAAAGCAAAAGCACAGAAAATTCCACAAACAGAGATCGATCAGTTTAGTGAAAAGGCAGGAACAGTTGAAACTGCCTTATCTCAAATTGATGCTACCATATCCGGATCTGTGGTATCTAATGTGGGTGAATTTTATACAGAAGATTTAGATCTACAAGAACTAGCAAAACGATACAATAGGTATGTTAGAAAATTTACTTATGTAGACTCTAAAGAAGAATTAGAATTAGAGATGCATCAGGCGACTCGTGAGTTTTCAGAACTTATAGTACATGCTAGTGAGACATATACAAATGCCAACATAGGTGCAGAAGAAATACAACTAAGACATAACGATGCCGGACACGTAGGTATTCAATATCATTACGTAGTAAGACGTGATGGTACAGTACAACGTGCATTACCATTAAACAAAGTTGCAGATGCTAGTAATATCAATAGGCACAAGTTTAATTGTATTGATGTGTGTTTAGTGGGTGGTGTTAACGTTCCATCTGAATCAGATAACCCATTACTTAATCTATCATCAACATCATTTACACAAGCACAGATGAAATCTTTGGAAACTATTATCGAAGCATTCTATAAGAAGTGTTCGGGTGGACAGGTATTAGGGCATAATGCAATCGATGCGGAATCTCAAGATCCTTATTTCGATGTATTATCTTATGTTGAAAACAAGTTTGGTAAGAAATCCATATACAAGGATCCATTAACCGAAACATCAAAATCTAGAAAAGAACTAGTAAACGTGAGACCAGTATGACAACTACAACTAAAAACGAACCACTAGGTAATAATCCTGCAATCGAGAACACCGAAGGTGTCCCGCATGATGGGTTTCAAGATCCGACAGGGGAATATCCCAAGCAAGAATATTTTTATGGTTCGTCCATCAATCGTTCTGCTCGTGGATTAAAAGTAGAAAACCTTTATGTTGGTGGTGGTACAATTGGTACAGATCTTAATCTAGAGGATCAAGAACCATCTCGTTTTCCTTTCAACCAAGTAAAAGAAACTGCGTCTGGTCATATCGTATCTTATGATGATACGCCTGGCGGAGAACGTATTCTTATTAAGCACAGAAAAGGTGCCGGTGTTGAAGTACGTGCAGACGGATCTGTGGTCATTGCCGCCCTTAACAATAAAGTAGAAGTTACTGGTGGTGATCAGACAGTAATAGTTGAAGGTAACGGAAAATTAGTGTATAATGGTAATCTAAACCTTGAAGTAACAGGAGATTACAATGTAAATGTCGGGGGTGACTATAATGTTTCCGTAGATGGAAACGTCAATACTGATATACGTAAGAATAATAAGACCAAGGTAGGTCTCAATACAAACTACACAACAAAAGGTACGGCAGTATATAAGACAGTAGAACACGAAGCAAGAACTGTATTGGGTAATGAAGACCATATTGTAAAAGGTTACTGGAAGAACAACATTGGTTCAGAGGCAGAAATATTTACTGCCAATAGATTCCAAGTATCTGCCGAAGAAGAAATTGCTATGTCCGCACTACAGACAAACATATCTGCAACAGAAATATCAGTTATAGGTATGAAAGGTGTGATGGGTGGTGAACAGGTAGAGATGACATCTCCTGTATACATGGGGCCGCAGGGTGCAGTGCCATTTACATCTGGTGCATCTTTCTATGGTTCATTCCACGGACAAGCACTGGAAGCAATCAAGTCTAAGTTTGCACATAAAGCAGAGAATGCTAAGACTGCGAAGAAAGCAGATAAAGAATCGCCTGGACAACCAAGTGGTGGTGCTCCGGATGTTCCTACTAATATGGAAAGCATTGCACCAGTAAAACCTATACCGATATGTGATGCAGTTGCGGGTATACTATCAGATGGTCATCTATCTATTAGAGCAATTGCTATTGATCCCAAGGATGATTTACGTAATACTCTTTTGTTCAGAGATGACTATGCAGGATTATACGAAAAAGTTCCTACTATGGATGAGATTCGTTCTACGTTAAGAGATCCGGCAAATCAAACAATTACAAATGATGAAGGCACAGTTGTAGTAGACCTATTAATAGGTGAAAAACAATTGAATGCTGAGTGGAGTAAACCTTTCCCACCAAAGACGGGACGTATTGCTAAGAAGAGTACGTCACCTAGATTTGGATATACGGCACTAGGCAACTCTGTTAATAATAGAGGAAAGAGATTTAAATGATAATAGTACCAGACCAAAATTATAATCCAAACTTTGCAGAGACTATTGACTCTAGTCTAAAGTTATCGCCTGGCGTAGCACTTTCTAAATTTCTTGGATCTAAAGGCAATCCATGTAGTTTGACATCTATCAAAAAGTATCAGACGGATCAAGATGCACGTAAGCAACTCGCACGTAACTTGTATCTACACGCAGAACTATTCCGTATGATTAATAACAATACTGATATGTTTAAGGATGTAAGACTAGTAGTGATAGAAGGTGTGTATAGAGGTGGGCCTTTGGAGACAGTTGCCGGAGATAACTTGAAGAAACAAGACGGTGAATTAGTAGTTTATAGATTAGTTGATGAGTCTGGTCAGATTGATTTCGAACGAACATTTGATTTGGCAGAGTACTGGAAAGATTACGGGCACTATCAAAAACTAACACTAGAGTACGATAACTGGAATCCAGATGGATCTCTTACTGCCCAAATAGCAATAGAGGTACCGAAAGTGCCAGAAGACTTCTCTGTTTATTTCGAACGTAGAGTTGAGACATTTTATAATGGTCAACTTTTTGCAAAGAATGAACTAATAGAAGTGCTCGATAACGTATAAATAGAACTATAGGAATTTAGGATACTAAAATGGCAAGAGCATTTTCAATAGAAGACGGAGGTCTTGATAATCAAACCTCTCTCAACGCAACAAAGAACAGACAGTTTCTTGATCTGGATCTTAGTTTTGCTGTGAAAGGGGCAGGAGATGTTTATAAGAAGACTGCCATCTCTGCTGTTAAGCAATCATTAAAGAATTTACTTTTAACGCAACGTACCGAAAAACCATTTAATGCTTTTATGGGTGCAAATCTAAATTCTTATTTATTTGAGTTAGCAGACGATGCTACATATGGACAAATTAAACATGTCATCCAAGAACAGATCCGTGTGTTTGAACCTAGAATTGACTTTACGAGGTTGCAGGTAAACGTAAATCCGGACGCAGATAATAACTCACTGGATATAACAGTGATATTTAATATAATTAACCAAGGAGAACTAGTAGAGTTCGACTTTAAACTAAGCAGGTTACGATAATGGCAACAACAATCAATTCATCTGATTTAGACTTTAACTCGATAAAGACTAATCTAAAGACGTATTTAAAACAACAATCAGAGTTTAAAGACTATGATTTTGATGCGTCTGGATTATCTAATCTGTTAGACGTTCTAGCATACAATACGCATATCAATGGTTTGACTGCAAACATGGCATTGAACGAATCGTTCTTAAACACTGCTCAGTTAAGATCTAGTGTAGTATCTCATGCAGAGACACTAGGTTATATACCACAATCAAAAACTGCATCTCAAGGAACAATTAATCTGTCGTTCAATATTGGTGTTGATCAGCAAGACGTACCGGAAACATTACAAATATTATCCGGATATAAATTTACTGCGTCAGTTGATGATGCATCGTATACATTCCAAACACAATCATTGATCGAAGCAACCAACGATGGTAACAACTTCTTCCAATTTAAAACACTAGACGGCAACGTAAACATTCCTATATTCGAAGGTATTGCCAAGACCAAAACTTTCTTTGCAGGAGAAGATGCAGAGGATGCCTTATATATTATACCAGATAAAAATTTAGATCGTGCAACTGCCGTCATTAAAATATTTGATAGTCCGACATCTTCTGACTTCACAACATATATTAATTTGGAGACTGCTACTAATATTACTGCAACAACTCCGGCATATATTCTCAAAGAAGCACCGAACGGATACTTCGAACTGTCATTCGGTAATGGATCTACATTGGGTGCAGTGCCAAAAGCAGGTACTAAGATCACAGTAGAGTATCTTTCAGTGGATGGTAGTAGTGCCAACGGTGCTAGACTATTCGAACCATTGAATACCGTTGAGGTTACTGAACCCGTTTCTGGTACTGGTCTACAGAGATTACCTATTGTATCTACAGTGAACCGTTCAGTCGGTGGTGATGATAAAGAATCACTTGCGTCTATTCGTAGAAACTCTCCATTCAGATATGCATCTCAAAATAGAATGGTAACACATGCAGACTATTCTAATCTTATCCTTCGTAACTATGGATCTTTAATTAATGATATTATTTCTTGGGGTGGAGAAGACAACCTTATACCAGAATATGGTGTGACGTTCGTGTCTATTGACTTCAAAGAGTCACAAGGTGTTACATCTGATCAGCAAAAAGTAATCGAAGATAATGCTAAGTCAAATATACGAGTGCTCGTTGATCAATTATCTATTGCCTCTTTTGCATTGAAGTACACAGATCCAATCGATACTTTTATTGAAAGCAATGTGTTCTTCCAGTATAACCCAGATTACACTAACTTGTCAATCAATACTTTGCAAGAAAATGTTAAAAATATAATGAACGTATACTATAGTGGAAATATAGGTAAGTTCGGACAGGCATACAGAGCATCACAACTACTTAGATTGATTGATGACGTAAGTCCTGCTATCTTATCATCTCGTGTAGAGACTAAGATGCAACAAAGAATATATCCATCTTCGGGTGTTGAACAGAATTTCTCTTTTGCATTCCCTGCTTCAATACAGTCACCAGATGATGTTACTACTGTCGTACAATCATCAATCTTTAAACGAACATTCGCTGGACAGTTATTAAACTGTCGTATTGAAAACGAGTTAAAGACTGATACAACTACTGGTAGGAGATTACAAATTGTAGATACTGCTAGTGGTGATATTAAAGTTGACAATGTAGGTTCATATGATGCAGGTGCAGGAACAGTAAGTCTAGTAGGGTTTAAATCCAATACTAATGACTCAATCAAGTTATCTGTTACACCTGCTAATGCATCTGCTATTGTACCTACAAGAGAATATATTCTCAAGCATGATACCACAAGACTAAGTGCGAAAGGTATTCGTACCACATCATCGAACTAAGAGTAATATATGAGTACTGTTTTTGATAAAACATTAAAGGATACAAATAGACGTGCAATTAATCTGCGTGAGTCGCAGGTCGATGCTGTTTTACCGTCTCACTTTTTAGCAGACTATCCTAAATTCGTAACGTTTCTAAAAAAATATTATGAGTTTGAAAATGATAATGCGTCCTTAACTCGTTTCATTAATAATGTTTTCGAAACAAGAGACGTATCTCAAACAGATTTAGATCTACTAGAATACTTTGAGGATGAGTATCTACTTGGACAAAACTACTTCCAAGGGTTCATTGATAAAAGAACAGCAGTAAAATACTCTAGTTATTTGTATCGTAGTAAAGGTACTAAATACTCTATAAGACAGTTCTTTAAGACGTTCTTTGGTATTGAACCGGACGTTGTATATACGAAACAGTATATATTTAACTTAAATGAATCTAAGATAGGTTCAGAAAGTGCTCGATATTTAACGGATGATAAACTGTATCAGACATTTGCTCTACAGATTAGATCAGAATTATCTTTAGCACAGTGGAGGGATGCGTACAAATTATTAGTCCATCCGGCAGGAATGTATCTTGGTGGTCTTACACAGATAGTAGGAGAAGGTAGACTTGATTCATTACAGTACGATCCAGGCGAAGCACTTAAACCACCAATTGTATTGGAAGGTCAAGCAGACTTTGATGAAAGAGCATACGAGCAACATACCGCATTGTTCGACATCAATAATCCTACAGACGTGAGTGGTTCAAGACTACAGTTTAGAATGAGAATGGGTAGTAGTTCTGGTCTTGCCAATGACTCTGCTCAACTTTCTCTAGGTATTCCAAGAGGTAATGATATTAATGATCTTGAGAACCTTACTATCGACAATATTGATAGAATGTACTCAAGTCTTGGTGAGTACTTAACACCAGATTCACCGACATTCGATGATGACAGTGATGGAACTACACAGTTTGCAGGATTTGATTTCTCTAGTACAGAGAGAATTGACCAAGAGGTATTCTCTTGGAACCCCGCAGTATCTAGGGTAGACTCAGACCACCAAACATTCAGTACACCTGTTGGTGATTCTGATAGTGAAATTTCTCTAAGAGAAGCAATTAATCGTAACTTCTAGTATAAATAGAAGTAATAATCTTTAGGTAGATAACATGACATTACAAGTATTAAACAGAGGAACCGTTGCCAACGATGGTACAGGAGATACACTCCGAACTGCCGGACTGAAGATTGGGCAAAACTTCTCTGAAATTTATAACAAACTGGGTGACGGTGCATCATTGATGTCACTGATCGATTTTGATTCTAGTGGTATCATCTTTGATGGTGTAACTGCTAACGCACATAAGACTACATTGCGTGTAGTGGATCCTACAGGGACTAACCTTGCACAGATCCCAGATCATACAGGTATCCTTACCATGGATACTAATACTCAGACTCTTACAAATAAGACTTTGACTAGTCCGGTATTAACTACACCGCAGATCAATGACACAAGTGCAAATCACCAGTATGTATTCGCAGTAAGTGAACTTGCCGCTGATCGTATAGTAACTCTGCCTCTACTTGGTGGAGGAGATACTTTTGTATTCAATGATCATACTGCTACACTAAAGAATAAAACACTACAATCACCACAATTGAATTCACCTAAGATTGGTGCGTTCATTGCGGATAGTGCAGGTAATGAGTTAATTCAACTTACTAAGACCGCATCTGCGGTAAACTTTATTGATGTTGCGAATAGTGCAACCTCAAACAATCCAAAAGTTACTGCAACGGGTACAGATACAAACGTTACTCTTGAACTACATACTAAAGGTAATGGTGGTATTTCGTTCAATAGTAAAGTCATATATAAGACACAAGGTATTTCAAGTACTGGTGGTACAGTAAACTCAACTGATCCTGTAACTTTATTTACTTCTGGATCTACCGGAACACACACAATGGGTAGTGGTACAGCTAGTATCAATGGAGAAGTTAAGACTCTTGTCGTATCTGGTGCGGGACAACAAACAATTAATGAGAACAGTAACATTGCCGGTGGAAGTGCACTAACCATTCCACAGAACGGAAGTGTAACATTAATGTGGTTCACTAACACTTGGATAGTAACAAACTTGCAGGGTGGAGCAACCCTAACATAATATAGGAATAGAAAATGCCAGTAATTACAGATAAATTTAAAAAACAAGTACTTGATGATCTTCTTCAAGACTTCAATGACTCTGCTAGTGTAAGATACTTTGCAGGTATTGGACGTTCCGAGGATTGGAATGATTCAGACGTGGCAACTATTCCTCTTAATAGTCTACGTGATACTCGTAGTGCTCGTGGTTCTATACAATCATTAAAATTAATTGAAGATGCTACATACGTAATCCCACGTAGAAGTTGGGTTGCTAACTTAATCTATGACGCATACGATGATGCGGATGTAGGTTTTCCAGAGAACCCATTCTATGCTATTAATGCAAACAACGAGATTTATATCTGTCTAGAGCAAGGTAAGAAGCAAGACGGCACTACTCAGTTATCTACAATTCAACCTACAGGTCAGACCACTGGTACTCCATTCAGAACTTCTGATGGTTATACGTGGAAGTTCTTGTACTCAATTGGTGCGTTACGTGCCGATAAGTTCCTATCTTCTGCGTTCATGCCAGTAAGATTTGTAACAACAACTGATTCAGATTCACCGGCAGAAGACTTACAACAGAAAATTGTACAGAATAATGCGGTTAGAGGTCAGATTGTTGGATATAAAGTAACTAATGCAGGATCCAGTTATACCTCTGAACCGACAGTAACTATTACAGGTAATGGTACTGGTGCTACTGCATATGCAGTACGTGCAGGTGAGACCATTATTGATGTTAAAGTAAAGGCAGACAGTGCGGGTAACTCAAGTGCATCATACTATGGAACAGGATATGACTATGCAAACGTAACACTTACTGGGGGTGGAGCAACTGCAAGTTCTTCTGCAACCGTGAGACCTATATTTGGAAATCCAGAAGGTATTGGTGGAAACCCAGTAGTCGATTTAAAAGCACAGGGCATGATGTTCAACTCTAAACCAAATGGTATTGAGACTGGTGACTTCATCACAGGTGATGAGATCTTCCGTCAAGTATTGTTACTACGTAATCCTCATGTAGATAGTGCAAACGGCCCAAGACTTACATCTACTACTGCTCGTGGTGTTGATAAGATTGTAACAGACGGAAACAGTTTTGTCAAGTCAAGTGTACAAAAATCTACAATATTAGGTGCTACTAGTGGAGCAAAGGGAATCATCGATGATACGAATGATTCTTCTAGTGTTTGGTATCACCAGAATGAAACTACAGGATTCAAAGCATTTCAAAATGGTGAGAGTATATCAGTAGTGGGTAACGCAACTATTAATGGAACTATTCAATCAATTACTGAAGGTGAGTTCAATCCGTTTACGGGAGATCTGCTATATATTGATAACCGTTCAGCAGTAACTCGTTCAGCAGACCAAACAGAAGACTTGAAAATAGTTATAACAATCTAGGAAATAAGAAATGGCAACTACTTTAACAGAACAAACATTACGTTCAACGTATAAGGACGATTATAAAGATAGCGATAATTATCATCGTATACTCTTTAACGCAGGTCGTGCTCTACAGGCACGTGAATTAACTCAGTTACAAACGATTCTCCAGAAAGAGATTGCTCGTTTTGGAATGTATGTTCTAGAAAAAGATGGTGTTGAGGTTTCTGCGGGTGGTAGTGCTGTAACTAACACATACTCGTATATTAAAATATCAAACGATGCCAATAATTCTTTTGATGATATTAGCACACTTGAGGGTACAGTACTTACTGGTGCAACCTCTAGTATAAAGGTTAGAGTAGTAGAAGCAGTTGCCGCTGTCGGATCAGATCCGGATACTATTTATGTCCAATACCTAGAAAATCCAAATACCATTTCACCTGCTAATGAACAAACAGATAATGTTGTTGTGACACTGGGTGAAGTTTTAAGTAATGGATCTAATATTAACTTAACTGTACAAACTACAAATACCACTGCTAACCGTGCTATTGGTTTTGGTTCTATTGTTGAAACTAATGCCACAGACTTCTTTGTTGCCGGTCATTTTGTATATGCCGAAAAGCAAAAGATTTTCTTAGACAAGTACAAGAACAACCAAACAGTAGACTACGGATTTAAAGTAGTTCAAGATATCATAACAGTTACTGATACAGATGCATTGTATGATAACCAAGCGGCAACTCCAAACAGATCATCGCCTGGCGCAGACAGATTACGTATTCGTCTTATTTTAACTAAGAGAAATGATGTTGTTGCGGGTGATACGTACTTACATGTAGGTCGTGTTGTAGCAGGTGTACGATTCGAAGGTGGTGTACAACAAGCAGAACACAAAACATTTAAATATGTTGATGAAAGAATCAACGACCTTGCCGGTGACTTCATTAAGAAGTATTGGAAAACACGTGTTACTCCAAACGGTAAAACAATTTACAAAGCAGATGGAACTGTAGATGACTACTTTAAACTTATAGTAGATCCAGGCTCTGCTTATATTCAAGGTAAAAGAGTAAAAACCGACTCACCTAAAATTCTTCCTCTAAAAAGAGCAACCGAAACGATTGAAAGAAGTGAAGATCAAATTGGTATTAGTTATGGTAACTACATGTATTTCGATTCTGGTGTTGGTATGCTTGATGTCGATACATGTGAAACAGTTGACCTCTTACCGAACGCAAACGGTACGGGTACCAAAATTGGTACTGCCAATGTTCGTGCCATTACTCAAGGTGAACCGGCAGGTAGACTCCGTGTTGAATCTGGTCGTGGTGCAGTAGAATTTGCACGTACACCCTCATACAAACTTCACTTGTTTAACGTACAAGTCACTAATTTAACTAAGTCTATCGGTGACGTAATGTCAGTTAAGTCTGCCACTAATACTCACTATGTTACTACAGTACGAGACAAAAATAATATTAACCACATATATGAGCAAGAAAAGGCAGGTTTATTATTTGATGCTCCTATTCGTAGACCAAAATCATTCTTAGATGTAACTTATACATTTATGAAGAAGTATAACTTTACTGCGAGTGCCGCTACAAAAGACATTACTTTAACAGATGCCGGAGAATCGTTTGTAAACGTATCGGATGTACTCATTGCAGCTACAGATGATTGGATGCCTTCTGGAGTGTCTGCCTCATTACAGTCAAACAATAAAGTTTTACGTTTAAGTGGTTTGACAAGTGGTAAAGCATATGAAGTAATTGGATTCATTAAGAAGACAAATTCTGCTGTTAAGAATAAAGATTTAGTAGAAACTACTGTTACCGGTACACTTGATAGTGACGGTAAAGGTTGGTCTGTTATTAAACTTGGAGCATCTGATATATATTCTGTCGATAGAGTTAGAAAACATGACTCGGATGGTGAAGATATATTCCCACACTTTAGATTCGATGCCGGTGCTCGTATGCAATCGTATGAAGATGGTAGATTGCTTTATCAAGGTGGTGGATTAGATAGTGCTAACCAACCAATATTTGTTAGGTTTAAACACTTCTCTCCAGACGCATCTGGAGCATTCTTCGCAGTCAACTCATATGACGGTGAAGTAGATTACCTAAAAATACCTGCTCAGACATTACGTGACGGTAACAAAGTCTCTCTAAGAGATGTTATTGATTTCCGTCCATCTACTAATGGTTACGGTGTATATAACAATGTACCGTTACTACCAGTGCCAAGTGATACTATTACTGCGGATGCAACATATTACTTGCCACGTTTAGATAAACTAATTATCAATCCAGAAGCAGGTCTAAAAATTATTAGAGGTTCATCATCTCTTAATCCGAAATATCCTGCTATCCCAGAAGGTTCTATGGATCTATACAATATTCGTATGGAACCAAATACTATGCATACCGAAGATATAACGCAAACGTTGATTCCACGTAAGGGATTCACGATGGCAGATATCGGTAAACTAGAAAAGAAAGTAGAACGTCTAGAAGAAGTTACTGCATTATCATTACTAGAACTGAATACTAAGTTTATGGATGTTCTTGATAGTGGTGGTAGAGACCGTGCAAAATCTGGTTTCTTTGTAGATTCATTTGTAGACCATCAACATACACAAAACAAAGGTGAAGGTGCTAAATCAGCAATCGATGGGCCGAATAAAACATTAAGACCAAGAGCACCAGAAGAAAACGTTTCTTTATTCTTTGATTCTGCTGATGTCTTAACGACTGGTGTTACTAAAATTAAACGTGATAAGGTAGTACTTAACTATACTGGACAACTATTCGAAGCACAAGAACTTGCATCTGGTACAGAAAACCTCGCACCATTTTATCAGCACAAATCTCTATTGAGAATGAAAATCTCACCAGAAGTTGATAGGTGGAAAGATACTGAGTATGTTGGGCAGAAAGTTGTAGGTAAAAGCACAAAACTTGATCTTCGTGAAGCACTTAACTGGAATAACTCAGCAAATTCATGGTATGGTATTAATCCAGATACATTAGAAGTGGGTGATACGAATGGATTTACTAGTGCTACTTCAACTACAGTAGTTACGGATAATACAGATCCAATTCTTATTGGTAGTGAAACTACTGAAACATTAGGAGAATGGGTTGAAGTCGGTACTGTAACAGACGTACAAACATTATATACTGAAACTGTAGAAATATCAAGAGAACGTACCGAAGAAATATCACGTAGTGCTATTGACTCATGGTGGAACTGGACAGACGGACAGTGGACTGACTGGTCTGGTTGGTACGGTGGTTATGAGTGGGGTGGTGGATATTTTGCCGGAGACTTCGGTCTAGGTGGGATTGGATCTGGTTACGGTTACTGGGATTGGGGACAATACTGGTGGGGTGATATCATTACTACAGATATGTGGGATGTTGTTACTACTGAAACTAGAACTGGTATTAATACAGTCAACACCTCTACCTACGAACAGACTAGGACGATAGAGACTACTAACACATATCAATCAGAGCAACAAACTACTACAACTACTACAACAAGTAATACAGTAAACCGTGTGGCATCTGAATCATCTATCAGTGAAGTAGTTGGTGATCATCTTCTTCATATTACCATATTGCCAATTATGCGTTCAGTAGAAATATTTTTCCAAGCAGACGGATGTAGACCAAATACTCAATACTTCCCATTCTTTGATAATACAAATGTTTCATCATTCTGTAGAGAAGAGACTGCATTTAAAGAAATGTCTACTAAACATATTGAGAACGCCGCAACGTACAAAGATAATGACGGTGTTAAGAAACCTACTCAAGAACATAGTAGAGGTAAAAGTAATTTAATCTCAGATGCTAATGGTACTATTATAGGATCTTTTGAAGTTCCATGTAACAGTGCAATGAAGTTTAGTACTGGGCAACGTGTGTTTGATTTAAACGATGTTAACAGTTCTGATAAAGTTGCCGCTATTTCAAGTGGTTCTGCTATCTTTACATCTGCGGGACAACTAGAAACAAGAGAAGAACATATTCACATTGTTCGTACACTTAAAATTGTAGGTTCAGAAACTACTAGCAGTGAATCAGAAA